TCCAGGTTCGCCAGCAGTTCGCGCCAATTCACGTTAGCCGTCAGGTCGGTGACGGACGCCATGAATCCGGCGCGTACTCGCGGCTCCAGCTCTGCGATGAGTTGGGCGAACAGGCGGGCTTGGGATCGGGTGGGAGTGATGGCCATTACATCTTCTCGTAAGAGTCAAAAAAGATGTCGGGCTTGCATGGGTAGAATTCACCCTTCAAGCCCTTAATGATCCAGTCGCCAACGTCAGCACACATCACGCCCTCCGGCGTCTCGATTTTGATAACGGCCCGACCGTAAGGGTTGCCGTCTACCGGCAGAAAACTAGTGCGCACAGGCAGCCCCATGAATTCAGCGATCTCCGACTCGTTTCGCTCGATACTAACGCCGTGCTTGCGCTGTGTGCGTGATAGCTCACGGAACTGAATCGCTTCAATAACCACTGGTTTCTTCCGGAACTTCCCCGCCATACCTCTTAGCCTCTTATAATGAATCTTATAGCAGACGTAACGCCAGCAGCAGGTATCGGCTGCACCGCCACAATATGCACCGGAACCCCATCCACAACAAGCGTATCGCCAGCAGTATAGCCCATGCTCGGCGGCGCGCAGATAGCCTGCCGGTCGGATGCGAGAATGACGGTTCCGCCCACCTCCACGCCGATCAGCTCTTTGCTGACGCCACGGACAGCGCCCTTCAGCGTCTCGGTCGTTGTCGTGGTCACGGGTGGATCCCACGGGTTAGCGCCGGGCGTGCTGGACTGGCGGGACAGGACAATCGAACCCTGCCCAAGGCCGTTCTGACTGGTAGGGGCCAGCAGGTCGGATGCCATTTTTGCCATGTCGCTATAAAAATCGGCCATCATGCAGTCCTCGCGAATTCGCCGTGATATTTCTTGGCTGCTTCGCAGTATGCGGCGTGGGCCTCCGCCGGATCATCGAAATATCCCAAATTTATTTGCTTGCCTTGGAAGCCTATTCTTGACACCCACTTCCCTTCTGATCGACTCCAGCTGACGCCCTTGTAGCCCGACGTGTTACTCTTATAGGTTGCTGTGTTTCTTTTGTTTTCGCTCTGGGTTGCTTCGCGCAGATTGAGAATGCGGTTGTCCTGCTTGTTACCATTAATGTGGTCAATCTGGTCAGAAGGCCATCGACCGTAAAATACGGCCCAAGCGATACGATGAGATTTGTGCGCTCGGCAAAAAATCAAGCCAGTCAAGTATCCTCTATCGTTAACGGTGTTGAATGCTTCTTTTCCGGCGAATCTTGAGTTCCACTTTTTTGCACTTAGTTCCCGATCACCGTTAAACATACTCGCCGGGCGCTCTTTCCAGTACAGCTTCCCGGTATCAGGCTCATACCGCAAAAGCTGGCGTAATTCTTCGGGTGTTGGTAAACTCTTTTTGGTCATATCAATGCCCCTATCATTGGTGTGATCAGGCCGCCAGTGTAAGCCCACTAGGCGGCCTTTTTATTTTACATCATACCACTCGAAATAACGAATCAAGGGATCGCCCAGTCGGACACAACCACGGCAGCACGAGGCCGTTGATGATGCTGTCCGATACCATGCCGGGCGCAGCGTCAGATCCTGGTGCGGTTGCCGCGTCGAAGAATTCGCGCTCGATGACGTCGACCTTCTCACGCTTGGTAACGCGGTTCCCGTCTACGCTGCCTGTAGCCCACCCCGGCTGTGTGGCTTGCAGATAAGCAGCCCGGTAGGCCGCATGGACCCATGCCTGCGGGATAAGGTCATCCGGCACGGCCTTGCCGTTGAGATAGTGCCCCCTCCTCGGCCAAGCAAGCTCCTGATCAAAGCCGCATGTGCGCTCGCTACAGCCGAGGCGATGCTCGTAAGCTGCGTCAACGTATGCGCTGCCGATATTGCGCAGCACAGCAGGGGGCGGCGCTCCAGCAGGCAGCGTCAGACCTTGCGCCGCCAGCCACGCGGCAAAACCATCGTCGGTTCCGTAGCTCATGGATTAGCCCTTCTTTCTGGATCGGCGCTTTGGCGCTTCCTGTTCAGGCTCCGGCTCCGGCTTTACCTCAACAGGATCCACCCGCACAGAGCCGCACACGCGCAGCAGGTGCAGATAGTCGTCGGTAAATTCGCCCTCGATACTGCCGAACGCGGGCAGCATGACGTTCTTACCGGACGAGGTGCGCAGCTGATGCGGCGAGCCGGTGAGGTTGGTGATTTTCAGCATTGCCGTATCCTCTGTTGATGCATAGCAATACCCTCTCATCGAAAGGGCATTGATATGCAGGGCCTTGCGGCCCTGCTATCTGTTACGCAGCCGGAGGCTCGCTGATGCCGTCGATATAACGCATACCGGCATTGGTCAGCAGCTCCAAGCCACCTGTGCGGAAGATACCCGGAACGGTGAAGTTCAGGGGGCCATCCTGATACACCGGCAGGAAGCGGTGAGGCATCGGCAGGTGCAGCTTGACGAAGTCCCCATCGTTCTTGTACGCAACCATACGGCCACCAGTACCAGCGGCATCACCAGTAGACAGTTCGCGAACGGTGCGAATGGTCAGCGGCTGGCCAGTGGTCAGGGTGTAGATGTTGGTGCGCTGCACGAAGGACAGGATGGTCTCCATGGTGGTGGCGCTGTAGGGAGTAGATGCAATGTAGTTGTATGCCTCTACCGGCAGGAGGATGGTGTCTGCCATTTCCTGCTCGTAGGTGCTCAGGTAGACACCTTGCAGAGCCAGGTTAATGTCGCGCACGATCTGGGCAGGGGTCTTGGTGCCGACGCCATCTTCATCTACCCACGTAGTGACGCTGCCAGTACCATCTGCCGGGGCAGTGGTGGCGGTGACGCCGGAGTAGTTGATCAGGCCACCGAGGCCCTTCTCTGCCGAACCCTTCAGAGTCAGGTCATACATGAACTTCATGTACGCCAGACGGGCTGCACGAGCGCGACGATCAGGCAGCGAGCTGCCCACCTGAATGGCGCTGTTCACTTCCTCGATGTTCCACTGGTAGCCAATGGCAGCCAGCTGGAAGTTGCGCAGCGACTGGCTCTGCGACACGTCCGCCAGCGGCACGTCTTTGGCGTAGCCAGACTGCCAGTTGGCCCGACCAGAGATGTCGCTGGTGTAGGTCAGGATACCCGGCGCCCACTCAGGGCCGGTGGTGTCCACGAAAACCAAGCGTCCGAAGTCCCAATCCGGGTATCGGGTCTCATAGACGCGCTGGTTCACCTTGAACGACTGACCCTGTACAAAGGCCAGAGCTTGTTGATCGTTGATTTGCATAGCTTAAGCCCCCGATACAGAAACAGAAGGAACAGGACGGCGATAGCGAATCGCGCCTACGGTGCCGCCAGTGCCGGAATACTCGAACTGAGCGCCGGGAATGGTAACGACGGTGGCGGACTGTGCAGCGTCGGTCCACTTGCCGGTAGCGGTGTTGAAGCGGGCCTGAGCACCCTGCACCACGTCGTCATCCAGCTCGACACCGATTACACCCACTTCACAGATGCCAACGCTGTCATACTGTGCATAGGCGTCGCCTGCATGCGGCAGCACCAGGCTGGCCTCGGTGATACCCAGCACGTTGCGGCCATTGGTGGCGTCCAGAGCCAGACAGCCATGCTCGCCTGCGCCAGCGCGAACCGGCACACCGAAGCCGATAGCGCCTTCAGCGGTGCGGGTGATAGTGTTCCACTCTTCCATGTTGATCCGGCGACCAACCTGGAATGCGGCAAGTGCTTCTTTGAATTGAATAGCCATCATTCGCCCCCTTTATTGAGCATAGCGCCATGCGTTGAGGTCATCGACGCTCTTGGCAAAGGCATCTTTCATTTGTGTGGCAGCATCGCCTACCGACTGGCGGGTGCCATGCTTGAACACTTCGCCAACCGGATCAGCAGGCTTGGCGTCCTTGGCGATGGCCTTGAACATGCCGAGAATAACGGCCTCGGATGCATCCTTGACCATCTCGTCGCCCAGCTTGGCGGCAACAGCAGCCTTGCGCAGGTCGGCGTCGGACAGCCCTTTGGCGTCGATCTTGGCGTCAATGGCCTTGACCTGTGCAACCAGCTCGGTGCGGGCAGCTACCAGTGCGTCAACGTCGATCTCGGCGGCTCTCTTGGCGTCAGCGAGTTCAGCCTTCAGCTTGCCGATTTCTTCGTCTTTGGCGGCGATGGTGGTGGTGAGTTTGGCCTCAGCGTCGGCCAGAGCCTTTGCCGATTCCTGCTTGAACCGCTCAACTTCGGCGGCGTCTTCAACGTGTACCTGGACGGCCTTATCGCCCAGAACTACCGTTTTAGTGGTCATATGACCCTCCTTCGGACGGTTGTTGGGCGTAGCGCCCGGTTGGTTATCGCTGATCGGGGCAGCGCCCCAAGAGTCACCGATTCTTGCTTGACTGCCTGCGCGACCACGCGGCACAAGGGCCAAGTGGTTCATGCGTATGTCAGTCATTTCAAAATCTGCATCAATGCCGTCACGCGCCTTAACGATGTTGGCATTATAACCCATGCTGATTTCTTTATGCGTGGTCTTGGCGGCTTCTATCCCCCTGGCATCCTTGATCATGGGGTTCACCACGATCCACTCGCCGTCCTTGGTGAATGCGTCGCCTACTTCGCCCACGGCGTATTGGGACCAATTATCGGCGTTCACGCTTTCTTGCGGATGGTCGATGGTGACCGGAACACGGGTAATGCTGTTCAGCGTGTCTTGCGAGAACACCTGATCAGGGTGGCGGTAGACCCGGACGATATCGTTCGGCTTGAACCCTGCCTGCGCCGCCACATCGCCAAGCTCGGCTGCGTAATATTCCTGAACACCGGTGCGGGCCACCTTGGCGGTCGCCACCAGATAGCCTTCGCCGGTCTGCTTGGTTTGCCCCACGCTCACGCGGTCATTGAATCTCATCTTCACCCCCTACAAAGCCTTCTTGCTCGCCAAGCGACCCATACTGCTCTACAGCCGCCTCAAGCCCCGGCAATACGCCGATTTCTGTCAGGGCGTTTACCATAGCATCACTGAGCGCGTCAACTGGGATAACCTCGCCAGCGTTTGCGCCTGCCAGAGCGCGCGCGGCAGTGGCGTACTTGCCGAACATCTCGGCAGACTCAGCCTCGGTACGCTGACGCAGCGGTGCCCACTCGTAATATATTTCAGCGGGACGATCGCCCAATGCCTGAGTGATGATGCACTCGTCCAGCAGGCTGATGGCTGGCGCAATGCTCTGCGACTGGATATCGCCCACTCGGTCATAGTAAACCCGCTCGTCTCCCTCGCCGCCGCCAGAAAGTGCAGCAGCTGCCCGACCGAACAGGCGCGTAACAGGAATGCGCGCCGCACCCGATACCCAGTCGAAGAACTTGGCCATCAAGGCTTCAAGGCCAGAGAACGCAGCGGACTTCTTCTCGTAGTCATCCTGAGCGTCGATCATGAGCATGCCGTTGATACCCTTCATGGCCGCTTGCAGGTGGGCGCGGCGCAGGATCAGTTCATCCTGGTGCTGCCCCAGAAGCTCCGCAAATCCCTGCACCTTCATCACGTCCACGTTTGCCTCGAAGATCAGGGACGCGATGTTAGCAACGGTGGTGTCGGTGCTCTGAATGGCGCTAAGTGTGCTTTGCAGTGCGGAGTCGCCCCATACGCCGCTGGATGCGTAAACGCCTGCGCCCGGAACCTTGCGACCGGTGAAGATGGCAAAGCGGCTGGCATGCACCCGGGCGCGCGCACCCTGTCCGTTGGAGTTGATCTCGTAGAACTCAGGCTTGCCGTAATAGGGGTTGCTGATATCGCGGATGATCTCGCCGGGGGTTAGCTCGTCCCGGCCCATGAGGATCAGGGAATTGATGCGGTCGCCGGGACGCAGCGGATTGGCAGGTTCCTGATTCTCTGCGCTGATGTACAGGGCTGATCCGCCCAGCATCCGGGCGGCAACCAGCGCTTCCTGAACCTTGTGTTGCAGGCCCAGGCGCTTTTCCTCGGCCTCGATGCGAGTGATCTGCTCAGCTTCGGCGCGCCAGTTGCGCCACTTCCGTGTGGCGTCTTCGGCGGGGTAATCGCAGATGGCGGCAGCGAGCCAGCTGGTGCGGTACATGGCCACCAGCTGCTCGGAGGTGAGATTGTCGGGGACGTATACGGTGTGGGAGCTTTTATCTCTGCTCGTACCCAGATTTGCAACGACGTTCTGGAGGCCGTCGCTGATAATGACGCCGTTGGAGTGCGCCTGCATGCGCGGCTTGTTGGTCATGCGAAGCCGCTCCAGCTGTATTTCGTTTCCATCGGTGCAAACGCAATCATGACGCTATCCGCAAAGTTTGGCGATCTTGTTCCGTCTGG